GATAAGAACACAAGGTACAACTGCATATAATAATGCTGCGTTAAAAGATGTTTATTTAGACAATACTCCTGTCCTTAATTCTGGTGCTGACTCAACAAATCCTCAATCAACAGATTTTAATTATCAAGACGTAACTTTTACTCCTCGTTTTGGTACAGGTGGCCAAAATTATATTCCGGGAATACAACAGTCTTCAAGCCCTATCTCTGGTTTTCCCAGAACATGTACTGTTGCTAATGGTGGTGTCACTCAACAAATCACGACAACAACTGTTGATGCTGTTCGAGTTACGATTAACTTTCCACAACTACAAGAAGCAAAAGATAACGGTGATTTATTAGGTGCAAGTGTTCAGTTAAAAATACAAATTCAATATAATTCTGGTGGTTATTCTGATGTTATTTCAGACACGATTACTGGTCGTACCAGTGATTCATATTCAAAAGATTACAGAGTTGAGATTAATGGAGCGTTCCCTGTTGATATAAAAGTTGTTCGGGTTACGGCTGACAGTACAACTGCTTCTCTTCAAGATTCTTTTAATGTCTTGGCAATGCAAGAGCTAGTAGATGATCATCAAGCTTACGCCAACAGTGCTTATGCTGCATTAAAGCTTGATAGTAAAATAGTAAGTAACATTCCAAACAGAAAATATAGAATTAGGGGTGTAAAAATCAGGATTCCCGGTGCAGGAGCGTCTGGATCTGGAACGCCTACTGTTGATAGTGCTACAGGTCGAATTATTTATCCAGATGGTTATATTTTTAATGGTACAATGGCTGCAGCGCAGTGGTGCTCATGCCCTGCAATGGTATTACTTGATCTTCTTACAACGGTAAGATATGGATTGGGTGATCATATTACTGATAGTAATTTAGATTTATTTAGTTTTGTTGATGCTTCTAAATTTGCAAATACATTGGTTGATGATGGGTTTGGAGGTCAGGAAGCAAGATTTAGCTGCAATGTAAATATTTTGTCTGCAAATGAAGCCTTCAATGTTATTGAAGAACTTTGTGGAGTAATGAGATGTATGCCAATTTGGAGTGCAGGAACAATAACAATTGCACAAGATAAACCAACTGATGCAAGTTTTTTATTCAGCCTTGCAAATGTAACGGAAGAAGGCTTTGACTATTCTGGATCATCGTTAAAAACAAGACATTCTGTTGTAGCTGTTAGTTATTACAATATGGATTCGAGAGAAATAGATTATGAAGTTGTAGAAGATAGCACTGCTAAGACAAAACTGGGAGTTGTCAAAAAAGACGTAAAAGCGTTTGCTTGCACAAGTCGTGGTCAAGCTCAAAGATTAGGGAAGGCAATACTTTTCGCCGAACAAAATGAATCAGAGGTTGTTGCTTTTACTACATCTGTTGATACTGGCGTGTCAATTAGACCCGGTGCTGTTATAGACATAAACGACCCAGTTCGCAGTGGTGTTAGACGATCAGGACGTATAAACACCGCAACTACAACTGCCATTACTGTTGATGATACTCAAGATTTATCAACATTTGGTGGAGCGAATCAGAAATGTAGTGTTCAAATGCCTGATAATTCTGTAGAAACGAAAAACGTATTAAGTATTACTAGTGGAGTAATTAGTTTAGATTCTGCTTTATCAGAAGTCCCAAATGTAAACGCAATATGGTTTTTATTTAGCGATACAATCGAAGCTCAAAAATTTAGAGTCATAACAGTAGAAGAAGCAAATGGTATTAATTATAAAATTACGGCGTTATCTTACAAGCCAAATAAGTATGCAAATATTGAGGAAGGATTAGCTCTACCTGCAAGAAGTGTTTCGATTCTAAATCAACCAGCAGAACCACCAACTTCTGTCAGTTTTGAAGAAAAAACTATTGTTAGAAATGGTGTTGCAATTTCAAGGTTGTTTGCGACATGGATTCCCGTTAATGGTGTTAATCAATACTTAGTTCAATACCGTTTTGCTAATGGTAATTTTGAAAGTCAGGTTGTTTTTAGACCTGATATTCAAATAGATAACAGTGAGGAAGGAACTTACGAATTTAAAATATTTTCTTTTAACGCTTTATTAGAAACTTCTCCGACTTCTTTAGATGCGACTTTCAATGCAGAAGGTAAAACATCTTTACCAGCCGACGTTCAAAATTTAACAGCAGAACCAGTTGGCGATCATTTGATGAGGTTGAGGTGGGATAAATCAACCGATGCGGATGTTTTACATGGAGGACGGGTTTATGTCAGGCACTCTAATAAGACTGATGGATCTGGGACGTTTGCAGGTTCAGTTGATCTTGTAAATGCATTAGCAGGAAACACTTCTGAAGCAGTTGTTCCAGCTCTTGAAGGTGAGTATATTTTGAAATTTCAAGATGATGGAGGACGTTTTTCATCGGGTGAAACAAGCATCATTATTGATCTTCCAGATGTAGGGCAAGAACTAGCAGTTTTAACAAAAAGAGAAGATTTACTTTCTCAACCGTTTTGTTCTGCTTCTGGGTCGGGTAGTTGTACCAGTACAAAAACAAATGTCACTTATACAGGAGGAGCGTTGCAGCTTACAAATCCTGCTTCTAATTCAACAGGTACTTATGAATTTGCAGATACTTTAGATTTAGGTGCTGTTTTTACATTGACATTAAAAAGACATATTCAAAGTATCGGTGTTTTAGTTGGTAGCGATATTGATGATGTAACGGATTTCGATAGTATTCCTAATTTTGATGGAGATCCTGCTAATGATACTGATTGCCAAGTTTATGTAAAAACAAGTACTGATGCTTCAAGTTACGGTTCGTTTAACGTATTTGCTAATGGAGAATTTAAGGCAAGAGCATTTAAATTTAAAGCAAATCTTTTAACAACAAATACAAACCAGAATGTCAATGTGCAGCAGTTAGGATATACAGCAATTCTTCCATCAAGGACAGAGCAAAGTACAACAACTATTGCATCAGGAACAGATGCGGGAGGCAAAGCAATTACATTTGCAAAACCATTCTTTGTTGGTACTGCTTCTCTTGGTGGGGCTAATGCTTATTTGCCTTCAATTGGTATTACTGCACAAAACATGGCTTCTGGTGACTTTTTCACCATTACAAGTGTTTCTGGTACAGGGTTTACAGTTAAATTCTTAAATGGTTCGACAGTTCTTGATAGAAATTTCACTTATCAAGCTGTAGGATTCGGCAAAGGGGTATAGAATAGTTCAAAACGTAAAAGATTAGTGTCACAGGTCACGAATTTTACAGTTGAAAATGCCGCAGGAAGTGTCGTTCGTGCAGACATTAATAATATTCTTGATGCAATAAAAACAAATAACAGTGGCGGTTCCGATCCTAGTAACCCTGTAAAGTTCATGCTTTACGGAAAATCAAGTGATGACAAATTAAAAGTTTATGACGGATCAACTTTTAGAGAAATAGGAGATGTTGGAGAAGATAATTTAGGTTTATTGCTTAGATCAGGTGGCACGATGACTGGTGTCATCTTGGCTGATGACGCTTCAGGTGCTAGTACGCCAGCAATAGCTTTTGATGGAGATGCAGATACAGGAATATTTAGAAAAGCAGCAAATACGATTGGTTTATCAACTGCTGGAACGGAAAGAGCAATTATTGATAGTAACGGTATAACTGTTCAAGCTCAAGGTGATTTAAGACTTGCTGATTCAGATAGCAGTAACTGGGTGGCATTACAAGCGGCTTCTGCTGTCAGTTCAAATCTTACTTTTACTCTCCCGTCAGCCGATGGCTCAAATGGGCAATTTTTGCAGACAAATGGATCAGGTGCGCTTTCATTCTCAACTGTTCAAGGTGTTCCTTCAGGTGCTGTTTTTTGTATAGCAGTTGCAACCGTTCCATCTGACTATTTGGAATGTAATGGTGCCGCAGTTAGCAGGACAACTTATGCGGCTTTGTTTGCTGTTGTTGGAACGGCTTATGGAGCAGGGAACGGAAGCTCTACTTTTAACCTGCCAGATTTAAGAGGTGAATTTATAAGAGGTTTTGATAACGGTAAAGGTACTGACTCTGGAAGATCAATTGCATCAAGCCAAACTTCTCAGATGATGCAGCATACCCATGCTGTTTCTGCTAGTTCTAGTGTTAGTGATCCTGGTCATATTCACCAAGTTGCTTATTCAAATAGTGATTCTGGTGACGGTGTTATTGAAGAGTCAGGGACAGGATTAAGTGGTTATGAACCAACAGAATCTGCTACAACAGGTATTTCTGTTAGTACTTCAATTAGTCAGTCAAATCGAGGTGGAACAGAAAATACTGAATCTGCTACAAGTTCACCTGAGAACAGACCTCGTAACATAGCAATGATGTACGTCATCAAAACGTAAATGGCAAACCGCAAAATTTCAGAGTTTACAGCCTTAACGGCTCCAGCGTCAGGGGATACCTTTGCAATTCTCGATGTAGATGCTAGTGGCACAGAGGTAAACAAAAAGATTACATATGCAAATGTTTTAGGCAAAGCACCAGATGGTACTGCTGCGGCTCCAGCATTTAGCTTTAATTCAGATACAAATTCGGGAATTAGTGGTGGTTCAGATACTTTTGTTATAAGCACAGGTGGAACTGCTGCTATCTCTGTTGATAGTTCTCAGAATGTAGTATTGAGTGCGAATTTGACTGTCAGTGGAACGACTACAACTATAGATACGACTACTCTTACTGTTAAAGATAAAAATATAGAGATTGCAAAAGGTAATGGAAATGATGCTGCTGTAGATGGTGCGGGTATAACAATTGATTCAACTGATGGTGATAAAACTTGGAATTGGGTTGATTCAACAGATGCTTGGACAAGTAGTGAACATATTAATTTAGCTTCAGGAAAAGAATATAAAATCAACGGCACAACGATTGCAGGGGCAACAGGAGCAGTTGTTCTTAGTGATGCTCAAAACAATACTGTTGCTGGTACGAATGCTGGAGATGCTTTTGATGGAACAAATGCTACTGGCAATACCCTTATTGGTAAAGATGTAGGAACAGCAATAACAACTGGAGATAATAATACTGGTGTTGGTAGAAGTGCGTTATATGCAACTACAACAGGTGGACAGAATAGTGGCTTTGGTGTAAATGCTTTATATGCCAATACAACAGGAGCTTCAAACGTTGCTGTAGGAGCTTTTGCGTTAGAATTAAACACAACTGGAACAGATAATAATGCCTTTGGTTTTGAAGCTTTAACATCAAATACGACAGGTGCTAGTAATACTGCTATAGGTCATAAAGCATTACTCAATAATACGACGGCAGACTACAACACTGCTTTAGGTCGTTATGTAAT